TCACCTAATTGTTCTGCAATTAAAGACCGTCTATCCTTTTTATCGCCAGGTTCTGCCACTTTTCCGCTAGGAGTAACGGATTTCGGACTTACTGCTGCCGCCTTAGCCTTCGCTACTTGCTGTGCTTTGGATGCTTGTTGTTTGGCTGTACTAAGGAGTCGTTCCTGTTCTAATTCCCAAACATCATCATTCATACGCACGGCTTTCTTGTAGGCCGTTTCTAGGTCTGGGGCTTTCCCTAGCTCAAGTAGTTGAGCCATTTCTTCCCTTACCACATCAAAATGTGGAAACTTCTCCACATTACTTCTTACTCTTTCAATTTCACCCATTAAGCGTTGATTTTCCTCTTGGGCAAATCGACCTTTAATGCTTGAAACTTCCTGATTTACCTGATTTAACTGGTTCATCAGTTGTTGCGTATAAGAGTCATATTGCGGTGGTGCTGCAAACTGACCCTCGTTATTTAATTGTATACCATAATCTTTTGCAAGTCTTTGAAACATCTCTACTTTTTGGTCATAAGGCGCTTTTGCCAAAACCATGTGCGCCCTACCAAGATTATTAATCCATGCGGCAGGTGTAATTCCTAATGATTGCAATTCAGGAATAAAAGGAGCAATTGCCTCTTCATATCCTCTAGCACGGTCAGCTTCAGCTTTATAAGTGCTTACGCCTTTTTTATATTCAGACTCACGCTGGTTGGCATATTCGGCAAACTTGGTAAAATCTTCTTTACTAATCTGCTCTCCTTTTTCCATTTTGTCCCAAATTTGGACATATTCTTTTTTCCAAGTAGAAGGGCGAGTTGTAGGCTTTACTTCTTCAGCAGCTTCCTGCGCCTCTTCATGCGTAACCTCAGGTTCATCAACTGAAACACTTTCGGCAGGCTCTTTGTCGTCTGCAACGCTAATTTCCTCTTCAGGGGACTCCTCGGCATTATCTTCGCTGCGAATCTCCTCTGTTTCCACAGGTTCTGGCTCATTTTGGGCTTCTTCCATTGCTTGTTCTAGTAATGCTCTGCGGTCTAATTGTTCTTCCATGACATCTCCAAGTTATCGGTAGTTAAGTTTTGCATAAGCCAATTCCGCAATTTGACGCTTTCTTGCTTCTTGGGACTTTTTGCTGATTTCTGCTGGTTTGTGCTGCATTGGTACATCATTTCCTAATTCAATCATTCGATGTTGTTTTAGGTGACTTCTGTGGTGGCTACGGCTTTTAATCCATGAGCCATCTACTTGGCTTACATAGCCCTCAATATCGGACATGACCATAGGAGCATCACGCTTGGTCATTTCTTCTTTTTCTTTCCAGGCTTGCTCGGCCTCTGGGCTACCTAGGGTAAACCCCCAGAACTCTAAATAATGGTCTTTGTCAGATTGTTGTTTTTTTGCAACATGGTTGCTAGGCGTGTATCCACAATTAGGGCAAATCATTACATTCTCCTTATCAGGTCAGGTACTTGGTCATAATCTTCTTGACGCAATGCAACAACAGAGTCATACCAACTGCCATTTTTCCAACGCCAACAGATGTATTCTTCTTTGGGTAGCAAGACAATCGTTTTAACGCCCAATGCGCCTGCCAAATGGGCTGTGCCTGTGTCTACTGTCACAATGCCCTTCATTGCTTTCATGTGGCTTGCTGTGACGCTCCAATCAGTTTTCCAACCATCATCAGGTAAAGGGTGAAAAAAGCCGTCATGCTCTGGTGATAGGCTGTAAGCGTTATCCCCTACTAGCTTGTACATTTGGTGGTCAGGAATAGACTTAATATGAAATAGAATGTTGCGACTTGCGCCCCAATTCACCCCTATTTTTGGCTCAATATTGGAAGGTTTTGCATCCATATAGCCTTCAGACCCTACAATCTTCTTGGTTGTAAGGGGAAATAGCGACTTTGCGTATTTATTGGCGCAAGAAATATAATAAGGAAGGCTCATATTGCCAATCCAATAGTCACATTCCACGACATCAGAACATTCTGGTTGGTTTGTCAACACATCAACGCACTCAAATTGCCCCAAAAGCCCAAGTAATGAGCCATGCGTTAGCAATACAACCTTTTGTGCGCCCATGACTTTAAGAAATGGCAAAAAACGAGCAAACATAAATATGTCGCCAAAGCCTTGTTCCATTTGAATAACAATAGACTTGTTTAAAAGGCTTTCTCCACGCCATACAGCAGGGTTTTTAGGCTTTTGTGTGTATGGTGTTACCTGATTAGCAAGGATTTCTTTGTGCCAACGGTATTCAAATAGTCTAAAACCAGCGTCATAACGCCCAGCGTGTAGGTGTTCGTAAGACTCTTTGTATTTTGCGTGTGGGTTTACAGGATTAGTGCTAATAGGGCCTCTTCATCGTCTAATTCTGCTTGCCGTTTGGCTTCAAGGATTGCTAACTCTTGCTCTAAGCGGAGTTTTGCTGCCCTCATTGCTACTGCGGTTTGCAGGTCTTGTTGTTGTGCTACAAGATTAGCGATGTATCGGTCAATGTTTGCTAGGTTTGACGGTATATCAACGCTAACTTCTTGATTGGATTGTATATTATTTTTGGTTTTTTGTTGTGCTTTTGCAACAGGTGGGTCAACCAAATCAGAAATGGTGCGTTTACGGTTTTCAGCGTCAGTTTTTAACGCCTCAATACGCTTTTCTTCTGCTTTACGCAGTTTCTTTTGGATGCCTTTGTAACGCTTTAATTCTTCCCTAGTCCAAAGCGCATCATCACCACCCTGTTTTGGGTTAACAGGAGTAATGACAATTTGAAATGCGTTATTTTGAAACGCATTAGGCTGGAAAGCTGTTTGAAACATTATTCGTACAAGATGTTGATTGAACCAGCGTCAAATGTATCTGTGCCGTTTACTGTGGTTATGCGAACTGCAGTAAGAGTTGCACCTAAAGCAAGCGTACCACTAGACCAAGCAATAACATTTCGAACAGTTATGCCAACTTGACCAGTACAAACCCAATTATTACCACTTATATTTGTAAAAACTACTGCACCATAATAAAGAGAGCTTGCATTTGGAACATTGTCATACAACAAAAAACCGCTTGTTGATGTTGTGGCTGCTGAACCAGAACCAGTTAAAACAGCAATATCGTTATAACCAGTTGTAACATAGGTAGTTGAACCAGTACCAAGTCTTAATAAAATATTAGATGTTGCACTTAAAGAAACGCCATCAAAATTTACTGTAACACGCTTAACCCAACTAGGTATGCTAGTGAAATCAATGCTTGTACCTGATGTAGAAGCCTGTGCAGTACCGCTAGTAATTACACCACCAGCATAGCCAGTAGCCGCACTAAAGGTTGGGGTGCTTCCTGAAATAGATACGGCCATGATTACACTCCAGCTTTAAGACTACGCAAATCTTCTAAAGTTGTTGCAGAGAAACTAGTAATATCACGCAGACGCTGTTTTTCAGCAACGATAGCAGTAGTATCAGCACCTGATTCTTGTGCTCTTTGGAAAGCTACATCTTGTGCTTGCAACAAAGGCTCACGCTCTGCTCTTAAACGCTTCTTGGTGATTTCTGTAGCTTTGGCTAGGCTAACTTCTACCTTGCCATCTACCAGTTCCCAAGCATCGAAAAAGTCGTTGTGCTGGTTAGGTAGGGAAGCTACATCAACAATTAAAGAACCTTTAGGGGTATCTTTAGCTTGTACGGCTTCGATTGAAATTTCGCCAGTAGGGATGCAAACAGATACACCGCCATTGTCGTTAGTAAAAATAATTGCTTGTGTCATTTTATATTTTCCTTTGATTATCTGAAACAGGCTAATGAAATTGCTGTAGTGCCACCAGCAGAACCAGTGGTACTACCAGTTTGAAAAAGAGTTAATATTGTTAAAGAAGTGGTTAATATAGTTGAACCATTTTTAACAACTACTGATTCAAGTGTTCCAGTTCCAGAAGCATCGGATTGCATAGTTGCAGTAAAACAATAATTTGCATCTGTGAAAGAAGATGTAAAGTTAATTGTGTAATCACCTGAACCATTCCTAGTTACTGAACTAACATTGTAAGAAGCATTAATTGTTGCGGCAGAAGAACTGCCCTGAAATCTTACCCAAGCCTTTGCAGAGCCTTGAATACAGTTAGTAGAAGAAGTGGAGTTTGTTCCATCGCTAAGAGTGCTGATTGTAAGAGTTCCTGCCATGATTTATCCTTAATTAACGGAAAATTGCTACGCAAGCATCTGTCACATTGGCAGTACCATAAGCACCATTCCAATAAGTAGTTTGAACTTGCAAAGCTGACGATGTTTTTGTTGAAGTGGAAGTGGCAGACAAAGAAACTATAGCATTTGGACTTGCGTTATTGTTTCTTGTAAAACCAGTTATTGCATAATTAGCATCTGCCAAGGCTGTTGTAAAATTTATAGTGAAATCACCAGTACCATTATAAGTTACAGAACTAACATTAAATGAAGCCTTAATAGTTTGAGCTGAATTACTATAATCTATCCACGCTTGACAAATACCACTCATAGCATTTTGAGTAGCAAATACTCCGCTACTATCGTTCAAAGTCGAAATTGTTAATTTTCCAGCCATAATTTATCCTTTTTAAACAACAGTCCAAGTGCTACCAGTAGGCACGGTAACAGTAAAGCCTGTGCTTATAGTAATTGGGCCAGCACTCATAGCATTATTTCCTGTGCCGATTGTGTAGTTAGCGCCAATAGTTGCAGAGTTTTCATACAATCCCAAAGAAGTAATGTTGCTACTTGCAGCAGCAGCCCAAGAAGGTGCACCACTAGCTACAGTTAATACTTGACCAGTAGAACCTACGGTTAATTTAGATAATGTATTTGCTGCACTTGCATAAAGAATATCGCCAGTTGCATAAGTAGATTGGGCTGTACCACCGTTTGCGGCTGGTAAAGTACCTGTTACACCAGTAGATAATGGCAAACCAGTAGCATTTGTCAATGTTGCAGAGGTTGGTGTGCCTAAGACTGGGGTTACTAAAGTTGGACTTGTTGCTAATACCACATTTCCGCTACCAGTTGAACTTGTATAAACTGGAGCAGTAGCTACACCTAATACACCTGTAGATGTTAAAAACTGGGGCGTGGTTGTTGTATTACCAGCTAAAAATACGGTTGTGCCTGATAAAAGTTGATAAGGAACAGAACCTAATGCGCCACCAGCTAAGTTTGTAGCTGAAGAAGCGGTTACAGTAGACCAAGCACCATCACCTCTTAAATAAGTGCTAGCAGATGGAGTTCCAGTAGCACTAATACCCCCAACTGGTAATCCAGTAGCGTTTGTTAATGTACCTGAAGATGGTGTACCTAAAGGGCCACCTGCATACAATAGAGTTACGCTTGAATCAGGTAAGGTATAGGTTTTTTCTGCTGTTGTTGCGCCTGTAAATTTAGTAAATCCATTGCCAGTACCGCCATAAGTAGAAGCAATAACTTGGGTAAGTGCAGCAGAACCATCAAAATTATTTCCATAAATGGCTCTAGGCGTTGTTAATGTAGCAGCAGAACCAGTTGTATTTTGATTAAGAGTAGGAAAATCAGCAGCAACAGCAATAGTCAAAGCACCAGTTGTAGTTGTGCTTTTTAATATTCCTGTACCTAATGCTGAAGTTCCTGCTGAATAATCTGTACCAGCAGTCGCAGCAGAAATAGCCGTTCCGTTACCTTTTAATACGCCTGTAATAGAAGTAGATAAAGTCAAAGCTGGAGTTGCTCCACCGCTTGAACTACCAGCAAATCCATTAGCAGAAGCTACTGATACGGCTGTTACTGTGCCAGTAGTAGGAGTAGACCATTGAGGAGCAGTAGCACCAGCATTGACTGTTAATACTTGACCTGCTGTGCCAATTCCCAATCTTGTGCCTGCGCCACTTGTGCCACCATAAAGCGTATCACCAGCAATAGTCAATGGACTTAATGCGTTAAATGCTGTGCTTGCAGTTGTCGCACCTGTACCGCCATTAAGTATAGGTAAAGCTGTACCTGAATAAGTTAAAGCTAGTGTGCCGCTACTTGTTATTGGGCTACCTGTAACACTTAAAAAGCTAGGTACTGTAGCTGCTACGCTTGTAACAGTTCCTACAGATATTGAACCACCAAGACTTGTGCTTGTGCCATTAATTGTTATGGCTGAATTGGCTAATTGTGCATTGGTTATTGTGCCTGATAAGTCTGTGGTAGGAATGGTAGAAGCGGCTGTTAAAGCACTTGTTCCGCTACCTTTGACATATCCTGTAAGGGTTGTTGCTCCAGTTCCACCCCGATTTACTTGTACGGTACTGCCATTCCAAGTTGCGGAAGTAATAGAACCAGCATAATCAAATGTATTGGTAGACCAGCTTACATTAGCTGGAGCATAATCATGCCTATCCCAAGAACCAGCCGCAGTTGCATTAGATAACAAATTAACCCTAACAAGACCACCACTAGGTACAGAAACAATTAGCGTGTTGGAATTGTTATTAACTGTAATTGCACCGCTACTTTGGTTGTTATCAAATTCAAATATTTCGCCATTTACTAAAGTGGTTGCATCGGGCAATTTAATGGTTTGACCGCCTGAACCAGTAATAGTGTATCTGCGTACAGAAGCCGCAGTTAATACTATTTGTGTTCCTGAAGCGGCAGTATTGGTATAACCATCATTAAAAGCATTAGCATTTGTATTTACATTGGAATCACGCAAAACAACGCTGTTTGCACCGCTAGATACAGTAACGCCTGTACCGCCATTTACTACGGGGACTACGCCAGTTGTAATATCCCCATAACCTAAAACGACTGTACCTGTCTTGCCGTTTACGCTTGTAACTGCATCGGTATTGTCTACCTTTTGCCATGCAGAGCCGTTATATACTGCCCAATCACCTACTTGCCAATCGGTAACACCGTTCAAATTGGTAGAGCCAGCGACATTGACTACATAGTAATAACCCTTAGTGCCTACAGAAGATGTCAGCGTAGGAGTATTTGTACTAGCGTTCCATGTGCCTTGATAGCTTAATGCGCCCAATACTGCGCTTGGTAATTGGCTAATAGGTACAGTTCCGCTACCATCTAAAGTTGCTACTCCATTGGCTACAGCTTTTTCAGTAGTAGGTATATACCCTGATACTGTTGTGCCGCTAATTGAACCACCAGTAATTGTTACATTGTTAGCGTTTTGAGTAGACATTGTGCCAAGACCAGTTACATCTGTGCTTGGTATGGTTGTTGCCGCTGTCATTGCGGATGTGCCATTGCCCTTTACATAACCAGTTAAAGTCGCTGCGCCTGTACCACCATTGGCAACTGGGACAGTTCCTGTTAATACATGGTCATCATTCCAATCGCTTGGGCGAACTAACGATGTGTCTGCATCGTCAGGTATCGTTGAAACCTTACTATGCTTGACTGTAATAGCCATTATTGGACTCCGATGATTTTGCCGTCAGCACCTCGAACTACAGTCTTTGGCCTATTGTGTTGAGCATTAATTGTATCTACTAAAGCGCTAATTGCTTGTGCCATTTGCTGATTTCCTTGACCAATAGCATTAGCAATCGGCTGCATTGGATGCTCCATAGCATGAGCCATGTCCTCTTCCATGTAATAGGCTTCTGCGCCATCGTCAGTACCAGCAGAAATGCGAGCAGTTTCAATCTTTGCGCCATTGTTGATATGAGCCAGCAATACTTGGGTATTACGCTCAGTCATCATCTTCATTTGAGAAACCTTCATTTCCATTTCTCTGTCCATGCTGTTGCGTTGCTCTTCAAGCTGGAATTTGAGGCTGTTTTCTTGTGCTTGGAACTCTTGTTTAGCTCTTTCTAGTTCAATTTGAGCTTGTAATTTCTGTTGTTCAAGCTGTGATTGATTTTGCATCTTAGCTTGCTCTAATTGAGCCTGCATTTGTAGCTTTTGCATCTCTGGTGAAGGTGGTTTAGGCTGACCTTTGGTCTGCTCGTATTGCATACGCAATTCGTCAGCAGTTTGGTCAATAATTCCTTCTAATTGCTTACCAGCTTTAAACGCAGTTACGCCAAACTTAAGCATTTCGCATAACATTGGAGTCAATTCTGGTGCTTGTGCTGCGGCTGGCATAGCTGATTGCATAAATGAACTTACGGCTGACAAGAAAGCGATACGGTCTGCCTTTTCTTGCTGTTCATCTTGATAAATCATTGAGTCAGAGGTGACTTCAATGCGGAAATTCTTAGCTGCCTCATCCCTTAACAGAGCAATAGCCTGTGGAATCAGTTGTTGGTCTTGCTGGCTTAGTTGCATTGCGCCAGAAATCTTAACTAGCGTGTCATCTGTAAAGTGATTGCAGATAATCTGGGCTTTGATGCACAGCAATGAAGTAGCAAAGTCTACGACTGCGTGTTGTTGAGTCTTTAGGCGACCAGCAGCATTGTTAGATTTGATAATCTGTGCGCCAAGGGTTTCATTAGGGTCAGTTTGACCACGCTGAATATCGGCAATACCCATTAATTCATAGATTTGACCTTTAACTTGCTCCATTGCTTGATAGCAAGACATCAATGCGCTGGCAAATGGGGCTAAATCGACTAGGTCAATAGCGCCTTTCATGCCTTGTTTTTCGGCAAAAGCCATCCAGTTATGTACTGGAATCATGGTGTTGTTTTCGCCTTCAGAGAATAGACGCTGTAACTCTGTTGCGGAGGCATCGTAAACACCTCTGACCTTTAAAGCGTTAATTAAGCCATCAATTCTGTCACACAGAACATCTAATTCTCTGGCTTGGTCTTGGTAGATGACGAAATCAGGGATAGGCTCAAGGCTATCAGTTGTAAGAGTGGCGTATAAAGGCTTTGGACAAGGCCAAAAGTTTTCCAACTGTAATGGGTCATCTCGTTCATCCAATATCTTTCCGAGGGACTTAGAAATCCACAATACTTTTCCTGTTTCTTTGTCCCAGATTTCATATATCAGCGCCTCATATACACCATCATCAGATTTGTAAGATTGTTTTAAGTCGTCAGGTTTGGTATCCAATGGGATTTTGTAACCTAATTCTTCGCCAAAACGCTCAATAAGAGCAGGGCGGTTCATATAAACTCTGCGCCAGACTGCGGTTACTTCTTCCCAAGTCCTAGCGATTGTGTGTCCAAAATCTTTCCAATGAACATAATCTACAGGGGCGCACTCGTACTCAATACGCTCTTGGTCTTCATTTGCCATACCTTCAGGCGTTTCAGATTCATCGGCATCTTCGGTAACTTCAAAGCCATCATCAGGTTCATCTGTTTCTTTTTCGCCAACAATATGTGGCTCATAACGAACCCAAGCTACACCACGACCACCAAGCAGGCGGTCTAATACGGCATTGTTCATAGCAGACTTATAGTCGCCATAATGCTCTAATTCAAACTCTAATGCTCTTTCAAGCATCATTGAAGCTACACGACCTATTGGGTCATTATCCCTAAACCTACGGCTAACATCAGGTCTAGGCAGTCTTGCAAAGATAGCTGGCTGTATAGTCTGAACATTGCTCCAGAGGATGTTAAATCGTGCATTAGGGTTTCTGTCGTAGCGGCTATCATCTTTATATTTCTTTACTATGCGGTCTACTCTGGCTTCCCAACGCTTATATGAGCGCTCATAGCCCATAATGGTTTTATACCAATCTTCGTATGTGTGATTGACTGTAGCTTTATCGTTTGCCATCAAATTCTTCCTCTTGAACTAGATTGTGGGTTTTGTTTCCACATATCATTCAAACTTACATCGGTTTTACCTATAAATAGCCCTTTAATCGAGTCATCTTTCGAAGGCAACTTAGCTTCTTCTTTCCAAGCAATACTCAGCATCCTAAATGCGTCAGCACCATGAGAAGTCCAATCATGTCTAGGTTTATCCCTAAACACCTTCTTGTCCTCATCGTATTCACGCTGGTACTGCCTTAAACATTCAATGCCATCTTCGCACTTATGGTCAAACCAAGCTCTAGTTAATGCTAGTCGTGTTGCTTGTATTCCATCTTGAAGTGACAAACTTGGCACAATCTTTAAGTATTTTAACGGAATTTTGTCTGAAAGTTGCTCAATTATGCTCTTATTTGACGCAAGTGTCTTTGCTCTTGCATCGTGAGGTAAGTAATGTGTGCCATACACATAGCCTCTTTCTTTCTCTCTGGATTGAATAATGCCTGCATAAAAAGCTACTGGCTGACCATTACTGGAATGGTAGTCAAGCATACGAATTTCGCCATGCACCACTTGAAACCACCAAATAGCGGTATCGTCTGAATAGCCCAAGTCCCAGGCTGTATGCACAGGAAACATAGGGTCGTATTCAACTTCTCGTATTCTGCCTTGGTCGGTAAGCTGGCGCATCTCTTTGCCATAGAAAGCGCCTAGAATTGCAGACTCAAAGTCGCACTCAAACTCTTGTAAGTATTGGTCTTGAGTCATCATTTTGGCGGCATCATCTAATTCAGATTTTTCAAGCAACCCTGTTTGGCTGGCTCTGAGTACCTTTACATACCAATCAGAATCTTTGGTAGCGTTATGGTAAATGTCATAGAAAGCGTTATGGCCTTTAGGAGTGCCAATAAACACAGCCCAAGTCTTATGCCCATTCAAGCCATTACGGTCTGCAAGCAATGGTCGTATGATTTCACCCCATACTCTAGGGCGAATATCAGCGTATTCGTCAAGCACGATTCCATCACAGTAATTGCCTCGAAGCGCATTTTCGTTATCAGCGCCAAATAGCCTAATTCTTGAGCCATTAATAAGCTCAACCCATAATTCAGATTGGTTTGACTTTGATAATACTGGTTGGGAATAGCGTACAAGGTAATCCCAAGCAATGCTTTTACTTTGGGCTAGATATGGGCTAATGTAAAAATAACGCCCATTTTCTTTGTTTTCAATCAATGCCCTGTATATAAGGTCATTAATGCAAGCAACAGTCTTACCACAGCGTCTATGTGCGACTATGACTGCCCAGCGTTGGTTTCTTTCGTGGAAATCTTCAAATACATCTCTAGGCTTGTAGTCAAGCTCTATATCTAAGTCTACTTCTTCCAAGACACCACCATGCGTTGAGGTGCTTTTTCATCGCCTACAACTTCAGTTCTAGCAAGTTTAGGCACATGATATTCGCTTACAGCCATTAGGCAATCAAACGCTACTTTAGGGCCATGCTTGGGGTCACTAGCAATGGATTCTAGCCACTCTTGCATACGCTCAGAGTTAGCATCGACAAAGTTTGCAAACGCCTCACGAGCCTTCGCAGTAGCCTTGTTGGGCGTTCCTTTAGGCCTTCCAGCTCTATTTAGATTGCCCTCTACAGATTTCGATACTTTATTTTCCATACATTCTCAAGTGTTTGATTTGTAAGGGTTTAATTCTACACCAATTTATCCAACAATATCAGGGTCGTGGTTCTTGTTCATAGCATCCATTAAAGCCTGTTTACGCTTCATGCGTTGGTTAGCTTTTCTATTGAGAATACCACTCTCATCTAGCTCTAATGGAGGATTATGGTCTTGGCGCTCTCT